TCTGCATAACTAAACCCTATAGCAGTGATTAGCATTAATGCAGTTATAGATAAACCTATTAGTAATTTTACTTTAGGACTATTTTCATTAATCATTTTTGCCTCCAATCTTCGACAATATAATCATACAACATATTTATCTCATCCTGATTCTCTTCTATTATCTGGACTCGATCATTAGGCCAAGAATACTTTCTAGCATATTTCTTGGCATCTCTTAACAAAGCAAAACCATTACTGATTTTATTACCTTCTGGTTTTGTTATTATTACTTTATGATACATATCACATTCTCCCTACATTGTCAAGTGTATTTTTTGAAAAAACGACCTCGTAGGATGAGGCAGAAAGGTATATAAGCAATGTCTCTGGTAGGTAGTGTCCAGATTTTACCTACATCCTCTCTAACCTAGTTTAAAATGGCTCTCAGAGGATTTGCCCTAAATTACCACCTAATTTCGTCTTTTTTCTTCATTTGTTCACCTGTAAAGCCTGAATCTACCCAACATAGTAACTGAGAGTTCTCAGGACGTACAATTGCAGCAGTCCAGGTTCCAGATGTAGCATTAAGAAAGATAAATGTTACGTGTCCTCTGGCTGATATACCGCGAAATATTATTTGTTCTCCGTGTTTTTCTTGAATATACGTTTTAGCATCTTCCAAACTCTTGCATCCTGATCTTTCTGGTACTTGGCTGTACGATGCGGAAACATTGAACATAAATAAACATAAACCAATTAACGTTCCTTTTACTATTTTACTCATTAGAACCTCCTTCAAGGTTAGTTGTTAGAGATATCCAACTTTCAGGAAACAGTGGTACTATAATATCATGCCATTGACTTGCTAAGTCTTGTATCTCTTGTTGTGCAGTAAATTCACTGCGTAAATTATAAGCTCTAGCCCAAGCGTACAAAGATCCTGTTACATAGTATTCAGTGTACGTAGATTGAGGTAGAACCATTCTTGCTTGTTCAGGACAAACGTCCATACCTAGTAGATGTATATAAGTCCACTTAGCTTTATTAATAGACTGTAAGTAATCGTCTATCATAAGATGGTTTGGATTTATATCTACGGTTTCTTCCGATGAACCTTGCTTCCTATCATCAGCTTTCTTTCTCCACTCTGTAGGCACATAGAACTCAGGGAAATCATCTACATACCTTCTACTAACTTCATTATAGCTAAAACCAATAGTATGTTTAAACCTTTGTCTAGCTACAAAAAGAGGTACTTTCTCACGCATTGTTATCATGCAATGAGTAAATGGAGTAAAGTGGTCATTTCTTGCAAGAAAATCTAATAACTTCTGATCCTTTGCATTAAGAAACACACCCATCTCTGATACACTAAAAGAGGACTCCTTGTTGAAGCTGACCCTCGCTGCATTTACTACTGTCAGGTCTGTTCCCATTGAGTCTACTAAGATAGCTTTCATCACTATATTCCTCTACTAAAAATCCAGGATAATATTTTTTAACTGCTTTATTCCAACACTCTTCTACTGTAAGTCCATAAGTAAATTGTCTTAACTTTTTAATGGTGACTGATCCTCCATCACCGTAAATAGATTTAGCTGCTTTAAAATTAAGATAATATATTTCTTTTGTATCTAAAATAACACAAGCTACTATCTCAAAAGAGTTTTCATCATAATAATGATTATGTCTTTTTCTAACTCTAAATGTTTCTCCTATATTAGATACCATAGCTTTAACTTGGATTCTAATAGGACGTTCAGTATGAGCAATACAAACAATATCTGTGTCGGCTGCATCTATATGATAAGCAGATATACCCATCTCAGATAAGTTTGCTAGTATTATAAATTCACCCTGTTTACCTACTAAGGTCTTTTCTGGTTCAGGCATCTATAGTACTCCTTATTATATCCTCTTTGCCATTCTCTAGCTCTATCTGAGGTAGGAGGGAATGGATTATTTTTATTTCTTCTAAATCCATTCCTGCCTTGTTCAAGAATATCCCTCATAGGAAAAGGGTATCTTCTTTTATACGCCACAAACCCCTCCTGAGTTGGTAATTTCACAGATATCATGTGTCTCAACGGCTTCTTCAAACTCTGTTCCTAACTTATCTACTGCCTCACTGTAAGGTACTACAGAGAGAGGTTGACCACCACGGCAACCATCAGGATACACTGTAAATCCACGTAATCTATGTGCGTATGATGCTAACGTATTAGCAAAATCACTTACAGTATCCTCATTATTAAACTTAGAACCCCAAGCAGGTAAATTAATAGTAGAACTAATAGACATATCTACATAATCCTGTACATCTGCTTGAAACTTAATCCTTCGTTCGTAATCATCTGCTAAGTCTAGCGCAGATTCTATCTTATCAGGATCAGCATCGTACATATCAATTAACTCTTGTGCTGCTGAATCTACGACATACTGATACTTCCACTTAGTACCACCAGTTAAATACCTACGCTTGTATGCTACAGCAAAGATAGGCTCTATTCCACTGGAACTACCAGCGAGTATAGAAATAGAACCAGTAGGAGCGATAGCGCGGTTCGCAACTGGTCTGGATATAGATAACTCATCAGAAAATTCTTTAGAGATGTTATCGCTGATGCCTTTATATACCGATAACCATCTATGTAATGTTGGGGTAACTTCATACTTTTCTCCTCTTTTAACTAACCATTCATGCATACCCATAAGACCTAAACCTAGTCTTCTATTCTTTTCCCTAACTTTATATACTTTAGCATAAGGTAGCTCTGCTCTAAGTGTACCACAAATTAAGAATTTAGTAGCAAGTTCAACGACTCTAGCAAGCTCTTGAAGTGAATCAATGCGTCCAAGATTGACACTACCCAGATTACAAACATCACTGTCATCAGCAGAAGTAACTTCTGTACAAGCATTTCTCAGGGTATCCTTTTCATTCTCCATAAAGTTAAAGCTAAATCCTGGTTCAGCAGATGTTAATGCTTGTTCAACATTCTTCATAAACACTTCACCAACATCACCTGTTTTCCAGTAGTTCATCAACCATTCAGTATCATAATTTACACTGATGTTAGTCATATCTAAAGGTGCGCGGAAGTTAAAGTCTTGTTCTTTAATATCTTTAAAGGTAAATCCTGTAGTACCAACATTCATATCACCCCAGTTCTTAGCAGTTAAGAAACTAGGTATGTCATTGTGTTTCCAGTTAAGTGATGCATACATGGCTGATCTACGAGATCCTCCTTGCATTACATTAGCCCCAATAGAATTAATCATTTGCATCTTAGGTATTGGGCCAGATGCTAGTCCACCAGATCCACCTAAAGATCTACCTGACTCACGATATACAGAGTAGTCTACTCCAATACCTCCACCTGTCATCAAACATGATTCTGCTTTCCAACTAAGATTTGCCCAGTCTTCTCTTGTATCTTCTTCAGCAGATAATAGAAAACAGTTATTATAGAAACGTCTATCTCTTCCTGCATAATAAATATATCTACCACCTGGTACGAACTTGAGATCTGTCATATACTTCTGTAGTTCTTTACGTTCTTCCTTACGCATTAATGCTTCTTCACCTGCACGTAAGTTACCGCATACATCTTCTACAAGCACTCTTGATAACTGCTCCCATGTATCGCAGCCAGTGTGTGCATACTTTAAATTAAATATGTCTTCTGAGAATTTGGACCTGAACATTGGATTCATGTTTGATTTAAATGTCATCGTTTACTACCACCTTTATATTATCTACAACTATTCCTTCCAAAGCATCTGAAACAGCAGATGATACTAGCTCCTTCATATCTTCTTCTAATCCTGCTTTACCATCAACAGGAACCCAACAGGCATCACTATCTATCTGGGCATTTATATAAATAGATACAATCATGTTAACTCACATTTGCCAACTTTCTTCAAACTCTTTTATCTTATCTTCCCTTTCTACCACTGAAGATATTTCTCCACCTAAACCAGCATACCCTGCAATATCAACCCAACTATCTTTATGATTAGGGTTCTTAGCTAATCGTGCCATCTTTACCCATGCCATACACAATGCTACGTCTTCTCTGGTTACTTCTGTTTTAAGAATTAGACTCCAACCATCTGCAATGTCTTTAAAGTTTATAAAGGCATCTCCGTATTCTTTATCTCTATCTCCTGTAATAAGTTCACTTGCTTTTTTTAATATTAATTCTCTTGGAATCATCAGTGTACCTTCTTATCAAAGTTTGCATAAACAACATTACCATTTACTTTTTCTATTTTTTGTAATGGTTGTACATTAACGTCTTTTAATCTAGTTTGTGCTTCAATAACTACATTCTCAAGCATTGTTCTCATTGTAATACCTATCTCTTCCATCATACCTGTACAATTAAATGCACCATCGTATATCTGAAGTTCATTTCGTTCAGGATCATAAGTACAGAAAACACTATATGTATTGTCTGGTAAAGTTACCTCATGTACTATTTCTTCTTTTTTGTCGGACATACTGTTAACTCCATAAAATCATCAGCATACATTAATGCTAATGGACGTTTGCGATCACCTTTTAATATTGCTACAGGTTTTGTAGCTTTCATCATATTAGTTTCAGCTTGTTCCAAAGCAGCATATACAGCAAAGGATGATCTTGCTTTGCATTCAACTGTCCAAGGAAATAGCCTACGTGCCAAAGGACTAAGACCTATATCAGGTCCATTAACTCCACCAGGAGTTGACGTAACATCATCTTCTTCTACACCTTTAAGATGTTGTTGAAGATAGTTACGTACCCACTGTTGAAGTCTACGTCCTTTGGCTTTTGCAGACGATACACTTATTCTATTTGAAGACCGTGTAGTGGTAGTAGGCATTTGCCGATTTCGATTTAGGGTTACGTTCATACTTCAAATCAGGCCAACAAGTATATCGAAAGCTACAGTACGAACAAGTCATACCTAGTTTTCTATTACCTGTAGGTTTACGATAAAAGAACTCTTCCTCATCAGTAAATCCACGTACAAAGTTATCTTCATTTGCTTCTTTATATCGAGTTATCGTATCTTCTATCTTATTGGTATAGCTTTCTTCATCATCAGGGTCAGCTTGAACTACTTTCATATCCCCTGTTTCTTTGTTGATTGCTATCCAACCACCTGCTTTTATTTCTGGAGTCTCTTCTCGTTCAGCCTTAGTGTAACCAAACAACTGTGAGCAGTAACCAAAGTCATCATTCTCTTTCAATGCCTCATAAGAAGCAAACTTCTTTTCAAAGGCAAACCTTGATGCACTTTTAATATCCCACAAAGAGAAACCATTACCATCCCTGATAACTAAATCAAGTTCTCCATTAATATAATCTCCATCAGGAGTTTTGTAACCTACTCTTTTATTTAAATCTACTATTTCTACTCCTGCTGCCAGTAGGATAGCAACAGCAATAACTTCAGTCATATCACCATATAACATTTTGATACGAAAAGAATTAGACTCAGGTGCTTTAGGCCAACCAAGCTTCTCAGCGTGTAACTGACAGAATGGCTTACCTACCTGAGACATAGAGGGAAGTTTTGCTCCCCCCTTTCTCCTGAAGTTGAACTTACCTAGCTTACCATTAAACATCTGACTAGCACGAAACACTATGTCATCTGGAATTTTAGGATCACCTGCTAGGTAAGAATCAATAGTTGTTTGAAGATCCATCCTAGAATGGAATCTCGTCATCAATAGTTGCACCTACATCTATATCAGTTTTTACCTGACTAGGAACCATGTTTTCTCTCATCTTATCAACTACTTGTTCATTCTCTATAGTGATAAGATCAGCAAAGTCTTGTAGATATCCTCTTGTAACATCAGTCAATGCTCTACGCTCATTAACCATAGGTGTATACTTCAATACAAAATACTTATTAGAACCTGCTTTCTTTAGTTCATAACCTATCTTTATGTCACAGTTGAAAGGCTCCATCTGATACTGTTTCTTAATAGATGGTAGTAACTTACCAATCTCAAAGAAGTTAGATGGACCTAACTTGATCCTGAATGGAACCTCATCAATCTCTACCTTCTCACCAGAAGCAGCAACAGGCTTATCCATACGTATCAAACCAAACAGGTTTCTACTTAACTTAGCTTTAGATGCAGTAGCATAGGCAATGGGATCAGATGCACGTAGCTTCTCTCTTTCTGCATTGCTTACCCAACCACACTTATCTCCACCAAACCAATCCAACGCTTTATTTTTAAAACTCATAAAGTGCTGAGATATGTTAGAGAACTTCTGAGAGTCTGGATCATATACAGAAGTCTGCATAGTCTCAGCAAATACTCTGAAGTAGGTATCTTTAGCAAAGACATCACCATAATCAGGATGATTCAATGCTATTGATGGTGCAGGAATACCCTCTACCATCTCTCCATTGTGTTCTGTTGTATTGTCTTTGTTAATCCTGGCTCTTGCCAAGCTAGGTCCACTATCCATTGGGGTAGTGTATAACATGGAAAAGTCAGTAGTATTCTCGTCAATCTTAATTAATCCGTTCATTTAAAACTCCAATCATTTAATGAACAATGCTTATAACATACTTTTATTACTTTGTCAATTGAAATCTTGTTGCTCCATCCAATTTTTTCCATGAGACATTTCAACCTCAAGAGGTATGTAATCAGGTAGGCCAAATCTCTTCTTAGCTTCTTCTTGTGCATCTAAAAGGCACTGTGGTCCTATCTGAGATACTTGATCTATCTCATCTGGATGGGTATCAATCAAGACACTATCATGTACTGTATTAATGACTACACTTTGTAATCCTTTCTCTTTCAGTTTGTTGAATAATAATATCACACCTAATGGTACAATCTCTGCTGTAGCTACTGACTGAACAGGAT